AAGTTCTGCACGCACGTCAAAGGCGAGTTAGGCGGTAAGCCGTTTCTGCTGGAGCAATGGCAAAAAGACGACATCATACGCCCGCTGTTTGGCTGGAAGAAAGCCGACGGCAGGCGCAAATACCGAACGTGCTATGTTGAAATACCTCGTAAAAATGGCAAATCGAATCTTTCGGCGGCGATTGCGCTGTATATGTTATTTGCCGACGGCGAACCAGGCGCGGAAGTCATCAGCGCAGCGGGCGACCGTAACCAGGCCAATATTGTATTCAGCATCGCCCAGGAAATGGTTCACAACAACAAGCACCTGGCAAGGCGCGCAAAAGTGTTGCGAAATCAGATTGAGTATAAAAGCAGTTTCTACAAATCCATCAGCGCAGAAGCCAGCACAAAGCACGGCTTCAATTGCCACGCCGTTATATTTGACGAACTCCACACACAACCCAACCGAGATTTGTGGGACGTTTTGGTAACGTCGACAGGCGCCAGGACGCAACCGCTCATTATCGCACTAACCACGGCAGGCCATGACCGTAATTCGATTTGTTTTGAAGTTCATGAGTATGCTCGCCAGGTTAAGGAAGGCAGCATTTTGGATGAAACTTTTTTACCAGTTCTATACGCTGCTGACGACAGCGATGACTGGACCCAAGAAAGTACGTGGCAAAAAGCGAATCCAGGATATGGCACAATCTGCACAAAGGCGTATTTCGAACAGGAAAGCAAAAAAGCGGCTTCGGTCCCGTCGTACCTCAACACGTTCCTCCGACTGAATTTAAATATCTGGACAAGCGCGGAAACGGCGTGGATACCTGACGACGTTTTTATGTTGGGGGCCGATGCGATACCGTGGGACCGTTTACCGCATTTGCCTGCCTTTGGCGGCCTCGACCTTGCAAGTACGCAAGACCTTACGGCGTTCGCTTTGTTGTTTCGTGATGATGACCACGATTGTTTTTACCTCATCGTTCACCAGTTCGTGAACCAGGAAAAAGCACAAAGCAAGAAACTGAGCGCAGGCATAGATTATTTACGATTTGCGAAAGAAGGACACATCACCGTGACGCCTGGAAACGTCACCGATTTTCGATACGTCAAGGATTACATAGTTGAGCAATGCGCCAAATACGACGTGCGGTCTATTGGTTATGATCCGCGATTCAGCACGTATATCGTCAGCGAGTTAATCCAGGACGATATAGAAATGCACCCGATGGCGCAAAACATTACGACCATGAACGGCCCGACCAAGGAATTCGAAATGCAAATGATGAAAGGCAATATCATTCACGGCGGCAACGAAGTCCTGCGCTGGCAGATGGGATGCGCTGTAGTGTATACCGACGTCAATGAAAACAAGCGCGTAACGAAGGAAAAGCACGAAAGCAAGAAGGTTGACGGCGTAATTGCGTCGATTATTGCCATGAACGAATACGGCCACTACAAAACCAACGGAGCGAGTGACACGATCTTCGACATAATTTCGCTTTCGTAAATTGCGACCAATATGGCAACACTTCGCGACAGATTAGGCGCATTATTGCGCTACCGAGTCGGTAAATACGACAGCCAAGCAATTCCAAACGAGCTTGGTATTTTTGGGCACACGGTAAGCGGCGCGAATATCAACGAAACCACGGCGCTCACCATTTCGACCGTATACGCTTGCACGTACAAAATTGCATCGACGGTTGCCAGTTTGGGCCTTGAAGTGTACGAAAAGAGCGGCAGGGAAATACAGCCCGCCAACGTTCACCCAGCTTACGACGTTATCAAACACCGCCCGAACGAATATCAAACGGCTTACGAATTTTGGGAAACCATTGTAAGCATGGCCGTTCTGCACGGGTGCGGATATGCGCTAATCGAGCGCGATAATCGCGGATACGTTACCAACCTTATCGGCCTCGATTACTACGACGTAGACCGCAAATTTGTCAATGGTCAACCCGTCTTTAGCGTCAAGAATGTAGGCATGGTTCAGGCTGAAAATATGCTTGAAATCTGCAATTTGCAGCGCAAAAGCCCGATCCGTTTGCACCGTGAAAACCTTGGTTTAGCGAAAGCAGCCGAGGAATTTGGCGCGGAATATTTCGGCAGCGGCGGACAAATGACGGGCATTTTATCCAGCGATCAGCCTCTGAAAAAGGAACAAATGGACATAATCCAGGGCAGTTGGAACAGCGCGGCGCGTCAAGCTGGCACCAAGCTGCTGCCGTTTGGGTTCAAATATTCGCGCATTTCCATCAGCCCCGACGAAGCGCAATTCATCGAAACGCGCAAGTTCCAAGCGGAAGAAATTTGCCGCATTTTCAGCGTACCGCCGACGCTGGTGCAGCTGGAATCGCAGACGACTTACAACAACGTCGAGCAGCAAAACCTACAATTTGCACGGCACACGATTTCACCGTGGGCCAAACGCATCGAACAGGAGATTGATCGCAAGCTGATCCAATCACGCGAGCGGCCACAGATTTACAGCAAATTTTTGCTCAATGATTTGTACCGTGGCGATATGCAAAGCCGTGCGAGTTTCTACACGCAGATGCTTCAAAACGGCGTTTTAAATATTAACGAAGTCCGAGAACGGGAAGACCTGAACCCCACCGACGGCGGCGATACGCACGTAGTGCAGGTCAATCAAATCGCGCTTGACAAGTTGGGCGCTTATTCGGACAAACTAACAGAAAGTAATGGAACAGAATGATGACAAGCGCATTGAAGAACTGCGCAGCCAATACGGCGAGAACGTAGAACTGCGCACGGCAGAAGTACGCGCAGCAGGTGACGATACGTTGGTAGTTGAGGGCTACGCCAGCAACTTCGATGTAGAGTATGATTTAGGATATTTCAAAGAATCCGTATCGCGCGGCGCCTTCGATGAGGTATTAAACGATGATGTGCGCTTTTTGCTCAATCATACGGGCGCGCCATTGGCACGGACCACGAACGGCACACTGGAATTAAGCGTTGACGAAACTGGCTTAAAGTACCGCGCGGCACTTGCTGACACGCAGGACGGGCGCGACCTTTACAAGCTCATTAAGCGCGGCGACATCACACAGAGTTCGTTTGCCTTTACCATCGACAAAGACGAATGGAGCGAGGACCGCAGCACGCGGACCATCACCAAAATTGGCCGATTGTTGGACACGTCAGCCGTGACGTATCCAGCATCACCAAGTACGACAGTAGCAGCGCGAAACATGGCAGCGGCGGCGCAGGAAGCGGCGGAATTGAATGACGAACAGGAAACGCAGGAACCCGTACAGGAGGAGCGCGCAGAGCCTGAAACTATAAAAACCGAAGCGCGTAACTTTACGCAGAAATCAGAGAACAATTTTTCAAATATGACACTTAACGATCTAAAAGGCCAACGTTCCGCGTATTACGAGGAGTTCGTAGGCATCGGACAAAAAGCGGATGCAGAAGGCCGCTCATTGACAGAAGCAGAGCAGGAGCGATGCGACAAGCTCGACAACATGATTGGCGACCTTGACGTAAAGATTAAGCACAAGACGCGCGAGCAGGAAATGGTTGCACGCATGGCGCAAAGCGGAAACGTAACGACTTCAGAGAAGCGAGAAATCGAGCGCGTAAACGGCGCGTTTTCTTTGTCGCGTGCTGTTGCACAAATCGCCAGCGGTCGCAGCTTGGAAGGTGCTGAGGCTGAGTGGGCTTCTGAAGCTCACAAAGAAGCACGTTCACAAGGCTTGCAGATGGCTGGACAAATCGCCATCCCAACCGTGGCATTGCGTGCTGGTGCTGCTGACAACTTCCAAGCAGGAAGCGGCGACGGTTCAGGATTCGTACCAACTGTTGTGCCTGCTGCCATCGAAGCTTTGCGAGCGCCAACCGTTATTGAAGGACTAGGCACAACCGTTATCCGTAACGCAACAGGCAACTTGAAGTTCCCACGAGTAAGCGTAAAAGCGGCAGGAACAGGCGCAACCGAGGTTGAAGCGAACACAGCTTCAGGCATGGAGATGGATGAACTTTCATTGACTCCACAACGCGTATCTGCCAAGACCGTTTACAGCAAGCAATTGGTTTTGCAGGGCGGTGCTGAGGTAGACGCGTTGATTGCTGGCGAATTGTCAGCAGCCATGAACGCGTACATCGATGACGCTTGTTTTGATACCATCTTGGCGTCTTCTGCCATTAACGTATCTACGTCAGGCGATACCGCTTTGAATGCTGCTTTGGCATTCAAAATGGAAGCCGAAGTATTGGCAGACGGCGGCAACTTGGCGGGCGGCGTTTACGTTATGTCACCACTTGCTTATGAATTGTCAAAAGCTGAGGCAGCTGTATCT